GTGCCACCTGCACTCGTGGTGTTGATTGATTTTCTTAACGGGGAGAATTCTCGTTTCGGTCGTAAAAATAAATGACGTTTACTGCTATTCAAGTTTAAGGATGTAAAGTTTAATATGGCTAAAACTATTAAAGGTTGGGATGTTATCCCTAAAATGAATGATCCCCGGTTACGGTTGTTTACTGTGCCCGGTACGAAACGGAAGATGCGGTTACGTAAAGATGTCGGCCCGTATCTGATTGCGTTTGCTTCAGAATATCATAAACTTATTCAACCTATCGATGTGGGTACGTTTGATGATTGGGCTTGGACTGCGCCCCGTAAAGGTAACGCTTCCACTAAAATATCTGACCATTGTGGTGGTGTGGCTATTGATTTGAATGCCACGAAAGAAGGCAGTCAATCGAAGTCGAATGTGTGGTGGGCTAGGCATCCGTTGAAGGCTGCTGCTATGCGGAGACTATTGCGGAAGTATAAGTTGCTTGAATGGGGTGGGGATTATAAGACGTTCTATGATCCCATGCACCTAGTATTGGCTAACCCTGATGTGAATCAGGTGAAACGGGAAATGCTTCGGCTCGGTATCACTGCTGCAGGTAACTTCAAGAAAAAGTAGGTTACAACCGCCTTAAACCCTCATAAAGCATGCCACAGGAAGCCCTATAGACAGGCTTTTAAGGCATAATACAGACGTTAACCCCCCTATGCTGGTATCATCCGGTGTAGGGGGGCTTTTTCGTGTCTAAAAATAGGGTTAAATTACATTCTTAGGGTTAATGCATTCTGCCTTCACCTTGGCGATAATAGATTCAACATCCTGTAATTTAACCCACTCATTACAGTCAATCTGATAGATAGCACTGGCGGTATCATATACACTTATGTCGACAGACATATCTCACCCCTAAAATAAAGATACGGTAAACCGTATCACTACACATAAACAGTTTATAAACCCTAACTATAAGTAGTATCTATACAGGTCGCTCGGTTAAGCCTCGCTCCCTGCCTGAACCCTGAAAAGAGAAACGCCCCCCTACCCCCCACGATTTTAAACTCGCAGTAGGATAGGGAAACTCTCAGACATGTGCCTTCGCCCGTCAATGGAGTTTCCGCCCCACGCTTTCGCGCACAACAACCCTACCACAACCAGTCAACAACACAAAACCTGCGACACGCTGGCGTGTCCAAGTTGACAAGCCTAAACGAAACAATCATTATTCATCCATGACTGAACAAACAAACCCAGAATATTTATCGTTCTCACAGTTCACAACGTTTCTATCATGCGGTGAAAAATATAGACTCACCCGTATCCTGAAACTAGATGAAGATCCAGCATGGTATCTTGTCGGTGGTAGTGCTATTCATGCTGCAGCTGACGCTATCGACCTGCAACTATTAGCGGAAGCAGGCCGGGCATGAGTGGTATCGCATATGATGCTGGCATTACAGCATTCCACGAGTATGTTGCTAAGAAAGAAACAGAACTAGGTGATAAGACTTGGCGTACAGGTGGACGAGTATCCAAGAAATATCCAAACAAGGAAGACCGTTCATGGTGGATGTCGGAAGGCCCCACTATGGTGCACAACTGGTACAACTGGCGTATGACTAACCCACAACTGGATGTGTGGACTACACCTGACGGTACACCTGCCGTAGAGTTAGGGGTTAACGTTCCACTTCCTGGTGGTGTGATTTTGAAAGCATACATTGACCGGATCATGGTTGATCTTGAAACTAATGAAACCATTATCGTGGATTTGAAGACAGGTCAGCCACCCAAGTCAGGGCTGCAACTAGCAGTGTATCGTTTAGCGTTACAGCAACAGTTCGGTATCGCACCTAACTATGGTGCATATTGGATGGCTCGTGGTGGCACACTTGACACCGTATATGATCTCACGTTTTATGGTGACGACATGGTTGCCCGTTGGATGCGGGATGTTAAGAAAGCTATTGATCAGGAATTGTTTGTACCGAACATTACTATGATGTGTAACACTTGTGGTGTGAAAGAATCATGCTATGCTTACTCAGGTAACATGGAACATGCACCTGATTTTAAATCAGATTTAGGGGTAGATAATGTTTAACAAAAATATTAAGATACGACAGAATCATTTAGATGACTGCTTGTTTCGTATAGAGAAAGAATTAAACGAACTTATTCTTCTTGTTGACATTCTTGAAACAAGTTATATTAAACAACAGAATCGTTTAACATTCATGGAGATGGCTGTTGAATCTTTAGAAATGAATGTGGAAGTTTTAGAATCAAACATTAAAACAAAAAAGAAAGGTAACAAGTAATGAACACTGAACCACGACACAAGTTAACTGTGAAAGTTCTTGACGCACTCAGGACTATTCAGGGTTACACGTTGGAAGAATATCAAGCGGCACGGGACGAATTGATTGCTGACTTGTCTAAAGATGCTGAAGCAGTTGCTCTCGCTAAAGCAGCGGGTCATGCTAGTCCGTTGACTGTTGCGCCTAACGCAACACCTGATGTTCCTGCATCGTCAACGTGGGAGGCACCGTCTGCCGCAGCACCGCCGTCTTTCGCTAACGCTACAGTGCCGTCATGTCAGCATGGTCCACGTACAGCTAAGAGTGGCTCTAGTGCTAAAGGGCCGTGGCGTGCATGGATGTGTCCTGCACCGAAAGGTGACCCGTCACAATGCCAGCCTGACTGGGTGACTCGTGGTACACCTGCATGGAATAATTTCCCTGCATAACTAGGTTTAGTGTGGGTGGATTGAAATGGGAAGCAGTTCACCCACACTATTACACGTGATTGTGCGAAGCGGTATCGGCGGNNCCATGAACTACATGCCTAGCCAGTTCCTAGGTCACTGCACGGGCGGAATCCCGTGAAAGCTGGCCTGAAAACATGGGTGTAGGGATCTACATTTCAGCGCAGCAACACCGTAAGGCGCGGGTTCGACTCCCGCACACAATCACCCAACATGTGAAGGATTACCGTGACTTATGATCCATTAAACTGTACATGGATACTGTTAGGGGAATGCTTGAACGGTGTGGACTGCCCACGGTGTAAAGAACTAGACGACATGTTGCGTAAAGCAGCAGAAAAAGAAACGTGATAGGATCAGCACATGAGAAGCCTAGACAGGGCAGTACGTTCCATCAAGAAAAACACGATGAGTGTACCTAGCCCATTCAAAACATGGACAGACAACAATATCAGTATCCGCCGTGGTGAAGTATCCATGATTGCTGGTCCACCCGGTGCAGGTAAATCCACTGCAGCCCTAGCCATAGCAGTACAATCAGGCGTACCCACACTCTACGCTAGTGCTGACAGTCACGAGTCCACTATGGCTATCCGTTCTTTAGCCATGAGTACAGGATTCCCACAGTCACAGATAGAAGAACGCATGGTCAGTGACCTACCGTGGGCAACGAAACTATTGAAAGAAAACGTGGGACACATCCGTTGGATGTTTGATGCCAGCCCCACACTACGGGATCTTGAAGATGAGATCAGTGTGTATGCTGAACTACAAGGATCATACCCTGAACTTATCGTTGTTGATAATGCCGTGGATGTTACACATGATAGTGGTGACGAGTTCTCCTCGCTCCGTTCTTTGATGCGGGAAGTTAAATGGTGGGCTAGGGAAACTAATGCAGCGTTCCTTATCCTGCATCACACGAGTGAAGCGTTTGAAGGCTACCCGTGTCCACCTAGATCAGCGTTGCATGGCAAGATCGCACAGGTACCGTCATTGATTGTTACTTTGTCTTCTACTCAACCTAATCTTATGGCTGCTGCTGCGGTGAAGAATCGTTACGGTAAGGCTGATCCGACAGGTAAGACGGCAGTGTGGATGGATTATTATCCCGAGGTTATGCAGTTGAAGGACGTGGGTGCATGAGGATTGGTAGTTTGTTTACTGGTTACGGTGGTTTAGATACCGCTGTTGGTGGTGAACTTGCATGGTATGCGGAGATCGATAAGGCTGCATGTGAAGTGCTTGCCAATCTTCACCCTGGTGTACCTAACCTTGGTGATATTACAAAGATTGACTGGACACAAGTTGAACCTGTCGATGTTCTCACTGGTGGCTACCCTTGTCAACCGTTTAGTCATGCTGGTTTACGGAAAGGAAAGAATGATGAACGACACCTAT